TTCGAGTCTGAGTTCTTCTTCCCAATCCTCTGATGTGTGTTTGCAATAAGGAAGGTTAGCCAAGAAGGCCAACCTTTGTAGTTTCTGGATATCAGGATCGTGCATATGTACCTCTGTAATTTTTTTTGTTAAGTAACTTATCCCATTCATCATCGTGACACCAGAAGCTTTTTACTTCTTTTAATCTCTTGGTCTTACCTCTACAATCCCAACTGTCGTAGATAGCACCATCCTTGACGCATACAAAATGTTCACATAGTTCAACGATGCAAACACTTGGTAAATTGTCGACATGAAATTCAGTTCCTTGGCTGTGTCGACTCCAACGTCTGAGGTCTTTGTTAAAACTTAAACCTATTGAATGCATTATAGAAGTCATGTCACCTGCATACATACCACCGTAGGAGGTTTTGTATCTGGTTCTATAACCCCAACATGGTTCAGAGTATTCATAATCATTCTCTTGAATCCATTTGTCGGCAAAGTATTTTACTCGTGAGTAATCCATGCCAGTAGCTAGAGTTAATGCTCTAACTCCGCAATCACCATGGTCTTCCTTTTTAGGATGTGGATTGCGTTTAAAAAAGTGTAGTCCTGTTGGATGTGAACTTTTTGGTAATTGAATTGTCATGTGTTTGTTAATAGAAATTAGTAAACATCAATTGAAGGCATAACACCTTCACTATTAAGTATTGCACATAATGCAACAGTTGTCAAGAAACTGGTTAATCGAAGGCATCTCGTTTTTTTAAAACTTCTACCTGCGATCCGCATCTAAAGCAAGATAAATTAGTTAATACTGAATACTCTGGGTATTGTGGCATTGACTCGTCTATGTCGATGTCTCCACTAGGTATTAAATCAGTATCGCACCAGTAACAGTTCATTCTCTACCAAAGATTAGTTCATGGGCTGATAGTTCTATACCTCTATCCCATGCTGTCTCAAGTAGCTTACGTTGAATTGATGTAGGTATAGTGCCATCTCCCTTTTGCCATTTACTTACTGATGCAGGGTCACGATGTATTGCCCTAGCTAATGCTCGAACACCACCGAACTCAGCAATGGCTAATTGTACTGGTGTTTTAATAGTTGATTCCATATCTATATATTGCCATAAATGCAACATTAATACAAGTAATTAGGCAAAAAAAAAGAGGGTTTTTATACCCTCTATGTATTTTTTAATTGCGTGGTTCAATTAGTTTGTCATGTATGCGGTTAAACGCTGCCTTGTCTTGATAGTTAGAAAGTGTGGTGATCCATTTGGATCTGATGCACCACCGCATAGCTTTATCAAGTACATCTTTTTCTTTTGCTGTTAGTTTTGGATTGTCCATGTTAAATAAGAATTAGGAATAAAAGTAAATAAGGAAATAAAGCAAAGGCCATTAGTTGACCTCTGCTTTGTGAAACTCAATGCAATTTGAGTAATTGCCATTTACTTTGGCTATGTAAAACTCACCGTTGATAATGACTTTGTCACCATGTGCAACTGGTCTTAGAGCATACATTCTTTGGTTTGCCATAATCTGTTGCTTACTGTAAGAACTACAAATCATTGAACCTGCATTGATTCCTACATACACACCGTCACATAAATGCAAACTGACATTCCAGATTGTGTTCCTATCGTAAACACGCTCTTCACCTGTTGGTGCATATACACCTTTGCGTAATTTAGGTGAACCTACTCTGACTTTGAAATCATTCTGCCAATCAAAAGAATCTTTGCTTGGTGTAATGGTTTGATAAAGAGGATCGCTAACTGCTTCGTAATCCTGTGGTGTTGCTTCACAATGTTGCATTGTTGAAAAGAACCACTCGTGATTTTCAGTTTGGTTTTCTTTAACCATTTGAGTAATTGCTTGAACGCAATCTCTAGCAAATTCCTTTTTTTCTTGTGTAGTCATTGTCATGTGCTTGTTGTTAATTGAAATTAGTAAGGGAAGCATCGGTAGACATCCGATATTTATAGTGTTGCATATAATCCAACAGGTGTCAACAAATTAATTTTAGATATTGCGATTTTCTCTACATTTCTCTATATTATGTTTAATTTTATTTATTTTTTTAATGACACTAACAGCATTTAGAACCAAGACTAAAGTTGTTGGTGTTTGTGATACTGGCCACAGAGTGGGGGAGGATCATCATAATCATAATCCTCGTATTACTCAATTGGTCGTTGATACATTAAGAGAATTGCACGAAGATTATGGTATTGGCTATGGTTGTTTATCCATTATGTTCGGTATTTCTCGTTCTTACATAGCTCAAATTTGCCGTTATGAAAAAAGAGTCTCCTATCCAACTCGCTACAAAACAATCCAAGTTAGGTAGACCTTCTACTAAACCTGATCCTGTTATCGTCAACGAAATTATAGAATGGATCGCTCATGGTAATACTTTACGGTCTTACTGTCGTCAGAAAAATAAACCAAACTGGAGAACTATTTATAACTGGTTGGAGAAGGATAAGGAAGGAGACTTTATCACACGTTTCGCACACGCGCGAGATATGGGTGCTGATGCTATTGCAGAGGAATGTTTGGAGATAATAGATGCACCTCCTCCTTTGTGCGGTTCTGAGGGCAATACAAGGCTAGATCCGGCAGCGGTACAGATGCAAAAGAACAGAGTAGAAGCAAGGCTCAAGTTGTTAGCAAAATGGAATCCTAAGAAGTATGGAGAGAAGGTAGGAGTAGAAGCAGGTGGCAATATTAGCTTGACCATTTCAACAGGCGTTCCGCAGGTGTGAGACAACCGTTGATCAAACTAGATTACACACCTCGTACTTGGCAGAGAGAATGCCATATAAAGAAACAACGCTTTTCGGTCTATGCACTCCACAGACGCTCGGGCAAAACTGAGTTGGCAATAATGGAGCTAATTGATAAGGCCATGAAGACAGACAAAGAACTAGCTATGTTTGTCTATGTTGCACCGTTCCTGAGACAGGCAAAAGCAATTGCATGGGCAAGACTAAAGCAGAAGATAGAACCAATGCGTAGGACGTCTGTAATCGAGATAAACGAAGGCGAACTATCGGTCAGGTTTAAACATAATGGAGCGATCATCAGATTGTTTGGTGGAGACAATCCTGATGCCATGCGTGGATTACGTCTGGACGGCATAGTCATGGACGAGGTTGCACAGCTAAAGAACGAGCTATGGACAGACATAGTTCAACCTGCTCTCTCTGACCGTCTTGGTTGGTCAATATTCATCGGTACACCTAGTGGTATCAACTTGTTTTCTGAGTTGTATTACAAGGCCATAGACGAGGACGATTGGACAGCTGCAAGGTACACAGTATTCGACACAGATAGTTTGCATCCTGATGAGGTGACTCGTCTCAAGCGTGATATGAGTGAGACATCATTTGCAAGGGAATATCTATGTGACTTTTCTGCCCAAGGTGATGACCAGTTAATCGCATTGGCAGACACAGAAGATGCAGCAAAACGTGTATATCAGGATGACCATGTCAAACTGTTTCCAGTAATCCTTGGTATCGATCCAGCAAGGTTTGGAGATGACAGATCTGTGGTGTTCAGAAGGCAAGGTAAACAGGCATTTAAACCAGTTGTATATCGAGGTATAGACAACATGGAATTAGCAGCTAGAGTAGCCAATCTGATCGAAGAACATAACCCAGATGCTGTGTTCTGCGATGCAGGTGCAGGTAGTGGTGTAATCGACAGACTAAGACAGCTGTCATATGACGTAATTGAAGTACCGTTTGGTGGCAAGGCACTAAAACAACAGCAATACATCAATCGTAGATCTGAGATGTGGTGGTTAATGAAGGAATGGGTAGAAGAAGGTGGTGCAATACCTAACGACATAGCCCTTAAACAAGAGTTAGCAACACCAATTTATTGGTACGACAATGTGGGTAGGCGTGTGCTTGAGTCTAAGGATCAGATAAAGAAAAGATTACAGGGAGCAGGGTCACCAGATTTAGCAGATGCATTAGCACTTACCTTTGCCCTCCCAGTAGCCAAGAAAGTGCCAGAGGATATATACATCAAAAGACGTAAAGAATCTACAGGTAAGACGGAATATGACCCATACAGCAGACTCTAACTTTGTTCGTGTAGCTCATGGTCTAGATGTAGAACCATTGCTTAAATTATTGGATGCCAAACCTGAGTTATGGAAAGAGATACAGATAAGGCAACAATTTACTGGATCACCACATAAAGATACCGAGTCAATATACGTTAGAGGGCCACTAAAAATGAGCCAATACTACGTTTTATGGGATACAGGATCATATGACTATCCGTGTATGGAATATTTAGAGCCAGCACTTGTACCGTTAATGCGACCAATACTAAAAAAACTACAGGTAGAGGATATGGGTAGGGTACTTATTGTTAATTTAAAACCTAGTGGCCATGTAACCAAACATAACGACCAAGGAACGTATGCGGATCACTATTCACGGTTTCATATTGTACTTAAATCAAACCAGTGGTGTAGCCAAACTTGTGGTGATCAAAAGCAAAAGTTTGAGGTAGGCGAGGTCTGGTGGTTTAACCA